TGTTTCTCACTCCAAAGGATGTTCAATATTTTTATCACCTAGAACCCAACGAGCCATTTTTACAGCACCTTCTAATGCTTTATAATTTCTCATATGGTGGATTCGCTTCTTTTTATTATTTGTTAATCCCATTTGTGTAAAATGCCAATTCTGTAATTTTTCTGCACTGTCAAGCATATCTTCAATTTGTTTCCATGTTCTATTATAGGTAAAATTATCGGTCATCGTTTTCACTTATCCATTCTGCTATTAATTTTTGAATACATAGCATACATACTCTATACTTTCCACATTGTATTCCAACATACTCTGCATTTCCTCTTTTACATATATCGCATTTCATTCTTCCTCACCTTTCAATTTTGCAATTTCATTATGTTGCATCTCAATAAGTTTTTTCAATGCTGCATTCTCTATTTCCAATCGCTTGACTAATGGTTCATCACATGTGAAATGGTCGCTACAATTCTCACAACAATAACAATCAGGGTCTTCATAAGGACACCAAGCAACGTCATGGTCAACGGTATTCGGCCCCATACTTCTCCCACATTTTCTACAACAATATGTTTCGTCACTCATTCTTCCTCATCCCTTTTACATTGTGGACATTCTGTTATGAAATCTTTACACCATCCACTTCTATGTAATACTCCTACTGCTTCCATATTTGTCAAATGTGTCATATGTTGTATCATTTGTAATAATGTTATTACTAAATTTTCTATTGGTATTTTTTCTGTCATTCTTCTTCACCTATTTCTACGCTTAATTCTTGTAAGATTTCTGAAATCACATTAATCTTTCCTAGATAATATGATATTCTTTCACCTTCTGTCATTTCTTCATTCTTTCTTTCATCCATATATTCTTTTAACGATTCAAAACCAGCATTCTTTACTGCTAATTCTAATTCATTTCTTGCTGGTCCTAAATAACTCAACAAATTCATAATTCCACCCTCGGTGCTCTTAGTAATGTAAAGTCTCTATCAAATACTGATAAGGGTGATTCATCATTATAAGATAATATTGTTGCTGGTCCCTTCACATACTTATGAAAAGGAACACTAAACTCCATTGTTGCCTTTGGACCAATTGATTCAATCGGTTCCAATGTAATACATACCGATTCATTATCTTCATTAGAAGATATGATTAAATTTTCACCATCATAATCCAATTTAAATATTGAATTTCCAACTGATTCACAAGAGTTAATAGCGTTAGATAATTCTTCTGAACTTACCTTAATACGTGTATTTAATTTTGTTTTCTCACTAATAATTACTGGTTCATTTAAATCTCTTATCACAGTATAATTCTTAATACAATATTCAATTGCATCATTATGTTCATGTCTTTCCATTACAGGTATTTTAGTTAATTTATTACCCGAATGTAATTCTAATATATTGTCTTTTAACGTAAATTGAATTATTTCATTAGAAAGATATTTCATTATTATATCTGTATCTATTGTTATTCTACCACCTAATTCTACTTCACACTCAATCGTTCTTCTAACAAACGTTGAATGGTTACCATTATACAAATAACTATTCTCCTTACTAACACTTAATATCATTGTAGTTTGTAGAGAAGTATTTTTAGAAGATGTGCCTTGATTCCATTTACCTTTTAGCAATACATTTTCAATCGCTTCTTTCATTTTTATTCCATTAATTCTAAATTTCATATTATCACCTCTTTACGGGGAAATGACAGGGTTGGAGGAAAGTAACCCTTTACACTTAAGAGCCTTTGTCATTTTTTATTCAGTGAAAAACCCCACTCAAATTGGTTCAGACTAATACATTCATAGCCTTCTTACCAATCAAAGAGTTCCGTCTTTAATTTCTGGAATACCATTCCAAGTGATTTCCCCATTCTCATTTTCCATTATCAAGAAAGATTGTCCTGTATGTTCTGCATTTGTCTTAGACTTTCTTACCTTACCAAATAACTTCAAATTCTTACCACGTTCTTCAACACTACATTCAATGTGTTGATACAATTTTGCAGTAGTAGATTTTTCCCAATCAGGTTTAGTGCCTACTATATCAAAACCATCATGTACTTCTTTCATATGTGTGATGAAAAACTTATCACAGCGCAATTGACAAGCGGCTTTAAACAAACGCTTATATTCTTCATTACGTGCAAACCATTGTGTAGGAACCATCTTAATCTTATCTGCTGCTCTTGGGTCTTTACCCTTAATATGATTTAATCGTGCAATCATGTTGGTTGTATCAAGCCATGAATCAAGTCCATCAAAGATAATTGCTTTAATATTCTCTACTTCAATTTCTTCATCTTCCCATTCAATTTTACCTGTTGTAATTGCTTCGTTAACCATAGCAATAAAGTATCTTGACATATCAGCCGTAGCCAAATAATCAACAGACATATCATCATTGTAAATGAAGGGATTAAAGATTACTACCTTTTCATCAGCAGACCAATGTTGTCTCCAAGTAGGTTCTGCACCTTCATCATAATCTAACACAAATATCCAATGTGTTTCTTTTTCTTCATCTGTTCTACAATCAAGTGCAATACCTGTTTTACCTGTTCCCGGATTTCCACTAATACCACAAATCATATGTGTTTGTTCTTGTTCAAGAAGATTTTTTCGTTGTTGCATCGCTCGCATTTTTGCTTGTTTAAACGCACTTATTCCATCTTCACTTTTCGCTTTTTCTAAAACTGCTCCTGCAGCATTTCCTTTTTTATTTCCTATTCCCATTTTATTCACTTCCTATCATTTCTTTATATTGTTCCTTTACTTCTTTAAATTGTGTTTCAAACACTTGTCTGGTAAACATTTTACCACTTTTCATATGAATTCTTAAAGAATACATATCTTGGTCTGTAATAACTTCATCATCATTGATTTTCTTCCATTCTAATGTTTCTACTTCGTTTAAATCCAGACATATTTGATTCATTCTAATATATCTCATTGTTTCACCAATAGTTAATTTCATCATTTGAATTATCTACTTCTTTTGGTGCTCCCAAAGCAACTCTTGGTAGAATACCAAATACATTTAGAGATACTGGGTTATATTCATCATCAAGATAATTACCATCTCCATCTCTCTTTTGTGTTTGATTAGTTTTTCCAATAATTACAATATCTGAACCTACTCCAAAATCAATATCAACTGAAGAAGGAACCCAACAAGGTGTTGATTCAGGAACATCATCTGCTTCAAAACCATAATTGGCATCAGCAGGTTCAATCCACAAAACCCTATTTCCTGTCTTCTCATTAACATTCAAATTCATACTACTAACAATTCCATCAGTAATAACCAACTTCATTCCCGGTTCTGACATAATAGAAGAATGATAATCTTCAATCTCAAGAAGGTCTGCAACATAACTAGGCATACATTCTGCAATTAAATCTTCCATTGATAATTTACTTGTATCAACAAAAGCATCATCTTCAGGGTCTATTGCATTATTATATCTTAGAGATGCAAGTGTGCGACCCTTAATTCCATATGCTGCATTTCTTTCTTCATTGAATAACGCATTCAAATGAATCCATTGAAATGTATCTACGCTAAATGTTTTTGCTGCTTCATTTTTCAAACCGAAAGTCCAGTATTGATAATCTCCTGTATCAGTCTTAGCAATCAAATGTGTTCTCATTCTCCACTCTTCAGCAGGTAGTGGTTTTCCATAGCGAGGATTTGTATCTCCACTCATAAATGATTTAATATTATCAATAGGAACAATCCACTTATTCTCATCTATCTCAATTGCCGAATTAGGTAATTGTGGAATATTCTTTGTATCAACATCACCATTAATTATTTGACTCTTTTCATATTCTCCAGCATCAGTTAATACTACTTCTGCACATCTTTCTTCATTGAAGACTGTATTAGAATTAGCATTATAATCACTCAAAAGAGTTTTCCTACGCCATTCTTGAACATCTCTTGCTGGTTCACTACCTACAAGGAATCCAAAAGCATCATTACCAAAACTACTTCTTGTAGTAGAAGAATTTGATTTTAGAATCCCTCTTGCATAATTACGTGTAAGAGTTAATGCCACCATAGCCTGTCTATCGTTATCAACATCAAGACCATTAGATGTAGCAATTTCATTATACTTTTCTGTCATTTCTTCTTCTGTTTTATTTAGTTTATTCGCTAAACCATTCAATTCATTTTCTATTCTTTTGTTCATTTTCTTCACCTTTTTTTTATTTTAGTCAATATTGTGCCACAAACCATGACACTAAAATTTTGGGGGTCATTGACTTAGACCTCCATTCCATTTCTCCTATGTTTGATAGGTTCTTAAACATATCTTCTCTATTCATATCCATTTCTAATACACAATGATGGAGATTATTAGCAATTTCTTGCACATTTCTTCCAAGATAAACTTCCTTCAATAAAAGATTATTTGCCTCACCTTTGAGATTCGCCTGTAATGCTTTTATAATCTCGATATAGTTATTCATAAACTCTTTAGTCTTTTCTTTGAGATTACTATTACTAAATGCACAAGCCTGTAATTCATTAATTGCTCTACGCATATCACCATTCAATGTTTCTGCAAAATCTTTCAAATCCTTTTCTCCCACCTTATAGTTTTCATTTAAACCAATGTATAACAATACATCAACCATAGTATCTACGGTTAATGATTTAAATAAGTAATTAGCACACCTACTTCTAATGGGATATTCAACATTGTGTTCATTATTACAAGTAATAATAAATCTAACATTTTGTGCTCTCTCCATTGTCCTCTTTAATGCTCTTTGTGAATCTTTAGTCATTCCATCTAATTCATCTAACAGACAAATTTTAAATGGAACATCATTTGTTGATTTCCAAGAAGCAAAATTAGTAATTGTAGTTCTAATTGTATCAAGTCGTCTATCTTGACTTGCATTAATCTCTTTAAAGTTGTTATTAAAGTTATTACCTAAAAATTCTCTTGCTAATACTAATCCAGCAGATGTTTTTCCTGTTCCTGCTGGACCATATAAACAAATATTAGGCATATCATTTCTTTCAACCCATGATAATGCATCATCTACAAATTTTTGCTGTCCTATAATATCATTTAATCTCTTCGGTCTATATTTCTCTGTCCAATTCATTCTATCACCTTTATTATTGCCTCTTGTGGCGTTAAATTATCTTGCCACATATCTTTCCATATTCTAAACGAGGCTAATTTTAGATTTTCATCAGGAATATGACTCATCCATATAGTTAGAGCAGTTCCTGTTGTTTTTCTCAATTTCATTAAAATTCACCTAACGTTTTTGTTTTAGAAGTGCTGATTTTTCTTCTTCTTTCCTTCTTCAAGCCTAATATTTTACATTCATCAGATGATAATTGAGTAGTAGCCCATTTTTTATACTCATCATCCTCAATAAACAGTTTGACTAAATAACTATCTTTATGTTTTAATCCTAATTTCCCACATATTTTAGGAACGGGACTAAAAGAATACCTTTTCGGAAATTTAGGTTTTCCACTATGATAACCTGATAAAGAATATGCAAGTATTTCATAAAAATAATTAATGGACCATCTTCTCATTATACTATCTGCGAATGAAATATGATTAATATTTACATTTGGTTGAATCCATGATAGTATTTGTATGTCAGGAACCTTGTTGTGTTTAAGCAGTAATAGTACTGCGGCCCTGTTTTTACATTTCAATAATTCCATATTAATATCAAATACAGATTTGTTTAAATCAATTAAATTATTAGAATTAGGTGCAAGTTCTTTTATATTCTTTTGACGTTTATCTTCTCTACCTAATCTTTTTCTTGTACACATATTTATAATTGGTTTAGGAACATCCTTTTCATTTAAAGATGTTAATATAACATTTTGATTATTATACATTATATTTAATATATTAACTTTATCAGGTTTAAAATGCACATCTTCTATGATAATTCCATGAGTTTTCGGATAGGAATAAATATCTTTCAAAGATATATCATTAGCCTGCATTAAAATAAATGGTCTACTTCCCATAATTTCAATAGCAGCCGTTGTTTTTCCACTCCCATATCCCCCAACAATAATAATATTTCTACTTCTTTCCTTCGTCAACATTATCAATAGCCTCAATTAAGTTTAACATTCCTTCTTCTTCTAAATGTAAATCTGCTTCCATATGCTCTAATGCTACATCCAACTTATCCCAATTGCTATGTGAACAAGGTAAGTCAGGTATTAACCCTCTTAAATTTTTAATAGATGCTTTTTTGCCTACTATTAACACAGGCTTATCTCTATTAACTCCTTCACTCATTCTATAAATAGAATCAATTTGATATTGTTCAAACGTTCTTGATAGAGCATTTAAGAAATCTTCCGACGCTCTAAACATAATTCTAATCCTAATAGTATAACCACTTTTACTTCTATCAGAACGATAAATAGTAACTTCAGGTCTTGCCACAGTTAGTAATATTCCTTGTAATTGTTCTCTTGAATACATTCTACTCTCCACCGTAATATTCTGCTTGTTGCAAAATAAACTCATGGTAATGTAAATGTCCTGCTAAAAAGCCACCTGCTTCTCTTTTATTGCCTATAAATTCTTCTAAACATTGAGGGCAAGTAACTTTAACAATTTCTGCTTCAATATATACGCCATCTTGTGTGGCATATGTAATAATGTCTCCTTCTTTCATAGTTATGGTGGAGAAAATATCATCCCACATCATTATATCACTTTTCTCTTTGTATGATGATTCCATTTATTACATATAATCGTTTGCATATTTTGTTCACATAGCAGGACATTTAGCATTACTCTTCTTCTCCATATTCATCTAATGTTTTCTGTCCATTTTGTAAAGTATCAGGTAGTGGTTTATTTAACTCACTAATACAGGCAAGAAATAGATGTTGTGGTAATACACCCTCTATCCTATAAACGCATAATTTACCTATACATCTTAGATGATAGTATGTTTCAACATCATTTTCTATTTCCTGTACTAATCCTTCTTCTACACCACTAAAATCTTCTCGGCAATAATGGCACATTATTCCTTCTTCTATTGTTCTTATATTCATATTTTCAACTCCTTCATATGTGTTGGTTCATCTTTGTCATCACGATATTTAACATATCTTGGGAATCGCAAACCATAATCCCCATTTTCATTCTTTGTAATCATATCCCCTTTCACTTCAATAATAATCCTATTAGCACCAAGTTCTTTATATGCTGCTGTTATCATAATTAAATCATCATCTGTAAATCCTGAACCAACAGAACCAAATGGTATTAATCCATCATCATCTCTTATAGCAATTTCATAAGAGCCAAACAAACCCTTTCTTTTACCTGCTCCCAAAGTAGCATTAGTAATAACACAATCAATATCTACCATTGGTGGTTTAAACTTCAACCACCCTTTAGACCTTGAACCAAAAGCATAAGACATATTAGGGTCTTTTACAATAACTCCTTCAAATCCTGCTTCTATTGCTTTATTATAATACTCATTCATTTCATCTTGATTATTAATTTCTGTTGTTTCTGCAAGAATTGTTTCATCAAAATGCAACTTTAACGTATCTAACCTTGTATCTAAATTACTATCATATACAGGTTGACCACCATACATCAAACAATCAAATGCTTTAAAGACAACGGGATTGCGATAAATAACTTCATCAGTCTTGCCATGTATTCTACTCATTATATTTTTAAATTCTGCTGGATTACCGTCTGTATCAATTGGATAAATCTCCCCATCAATAATCCAATCAACGGGGTCGCAAATCTCCATTAAGTTTGGAATCAAATCTAATATATATTTATTAGTAATATCATCTCCTTTTCTATTAAAGATGGTAATTCCATCTTCTCCATTATGAATCTGAGCACGTATTCCATCATATTTATAATCACACCATCTTCTATTTCTAACGTTAATTGTTCCACCTTTAGCCAACATTGGTTTCATAAACCTACCAGCAGTAGGAGTAAATTCAATTGAACCTTCATCAATAACCTTAGTAATTAATTCATCCATTGATAGAAAGTTAGAAGCCTTCTTTAATTCAGAAGGTTTAAATCCATAACACTTACTAATCATTTTTTTAACAACAGCATCATCAGTTCCATTCCTTGTCTTTTTTAGAATAAAAGCAGTTAACCACTTTCTCTCCAATGCTGTCATGATGCGAAACAAATCCATATAGGTAGTATATGCAAATTCTCTATCTTCAGCATAAAGACACATAGAAACATTTTGTATAGGAATCTCTTCATTAAGATTATTTTCTCCCCATTCTTGAATTGCATCAGGCAATCCACCGTGTACATCTATTAAAGTTTCAAGAGTATTTTCATCTACATTAAGGTATTCTGATATTCTCTTTACCAATCCTGCTTCTCCAACACCATTATTAGGATATGTTTTAGACCACATTTTAAATGCAATTTTTTCACCATCACCCATATTGGTATCTTCAATTTGTTTTATCATCTGTGTTGGAGTCATCTCCAAAAAGTCTTCGTTTATTTGTGCAAATTCTTCAAAATTCATTCGTTCCACTCTTCCATATCTTCATCTTCATTTTCATCATTAAATTTAACAAATGCCAACTTAACATGTTCTGATGTTAATCTAACATTTGTTCCAACACCTGCCGCTTCATCGCATAATTCAGCAAACCCTTTCAAAATTATTCCTGCTCTTGTTTGAAACTGTACAATTGCACTCATTGGTAATTGTCTTTCAGGCGCAACATTCTCAAATATTCTTCTTATTTCTCTTATACTAACCATTTTTCCATCTCCTTTTTATTAAAAAAGTATTTTGGACTACTATTGTTTTTAAGGTCATGTGCAATCCAAACACTACCACTTAGAGAATCTACTCTAATTATTTCATATTCTTTATTAACAAATTCAGTAGTTATTTCTGGAGTTTTTCCATACATTCTACTAATCTCACTAGACAATACATTAATATTATCAATAATATACTTAACAACCAATGGCTGCTGTATTTCAACATATCCTTCATTTTCCATTTCATATTCACCAGTCCAATTACATACATTACATTTCTTTCCATTACATATGGGGCATTCAATTATTGTTGGTCCTAACACCGGAAATCTCACTCTTCTAATTCTATTATTCTTGTCTGACATAATGTTTCCTTACCATTTAATGTATACCATTTCATTTTTTCTTTATTACCCAACACTATTGCTGAATCTAATATTGGTTTTTGTGTATTAATTGTTCTCCAATCAGTTCCACTAAAATAAGCAAGACCAAAAGGATGTGTATGAATCCAACATTTTAGAGGGATTTTCATTCCTTTAACTGATTCATTTTTATAATCCACAAAACTTCTTGTTCCTCTACTAATAAACAATTGATTATCTCTATCTACTACAACAGATACTTCTTTCTCGTCTAAATCTATGGTTGATACATCCCAAATAGTATCCAGAAATTGCTCACTTTCATAATTTTCACCATTTAAAATGTAGGCTTCTTTTATGTTTTCTTTCAAATATTCCCAATTTGCATCAATTACAGGTTTATCATATGATGCACCCTTTTCATTCCTTCTCTTTATTCCTTCATTTATTTCATATTCTTCATCCATTTTAATCACCCATTTACCCTAAAGTGTTTCTCAACATGTTCTTCATTAAACCAACGTTGAATCCATTGAGCACCATATCCTGCAATTACTACTTGCATGAAATGTACTCCTTCTGCTTTACCTTCCCAAGAATCCCCTTGACATGAAAAAGAACCATCAGGTCCACCTGTAAATGTTGCATAAAGTTTAGGGTCTTCTAAATGAGAAATCATTGCTGCATTTCTGGCTTGTGCTCTTAAATCCAACCATTTACATTTTGAATTATACATTGTACGTCTAATATCTAAATTGTCAGCACAGCATATAACCAAATCAAATCCTTTCAATTGATTTGCAGTTAAAACTGGATAAGGATTTGCCTTTATATTATATCTATTACCCAACGCATCCACTTTCTTCTTATTCAATTCATTCTTAAAGAAGTTCTGATATGTTAAATTCTTTTCCTCTACAATGTCAGGGTCATAAACCGACATCTCATACAATTCTGTTTTATCTAAAAGTGGTATTAGGAATGACCCAATTCCACCTGCTCCTATTATCATTATTTTTCTCATTCTTTATCACCTCTTACCCAACCACAATTAGATGTTATATTCTGATACAGTAGCATTGATTTCTCTAATGCCAAATAGTTTGTTGTGGATGTGTTCTTCACAAAAGCCTCAAACATAACCTTGAGGAATTCTTTTTCATAACCTACTTGTCCACGATATTCTGCTAGAGTATTATACTGTCTTTTATGTCCAGCATCTTCACAAACCTTTCTATCTTCTTCAATCTTCTTCATTATTAGCGCATCTTCTAATTTTTTCATACTCATATTCTCACCTTATTCAAATTTCTTTTTAATCTTGGCAGACTAATTCCAAATAAATCACACGTCTGCCTTTGTGTCATTTTACTCCCTTCATAAAATATTGCTGCAACTATTCCTCTTGTCAATGTAAGTTCTTCGCAATTGTTGAGGAGGTCTTGGATATGCTCTTTTTTAATTCCAGCCAATTTATAATATTCATTTAAATCACTTAGAATAAATACTCCTACATTTCCAAAATATTTACTAATCTTTTTACTTAACTTTAATGTTTTATTAGTATCTGCTCCAGCAAATCTACAATATTTTCTAATATGTACAGGGATATTTTTATCTTGTAGTGTATAATAAATAGTAGCACAGTATCTTGAGGCTAAATCAAATCGTTGAAATATTAAAGTTGTATTTAAAGTATTATAATTTTTAATAATATCATCTTTGTGTTCAGTTAAAGAGAATTCAGATATAATTAAATGCAATAGTGGGTCATCAAATACTTTACTACCAGAATCTGTCCATACTTCATAGATTCTATTTGCTTGAATAGCATCACACTCAGAACATACAGGTAAATTTATTTTCCTGTTCATTCTTATATTCTTACAATTACAATTAAGGCATGGCATCCCAATCCAACCTCACTTTATTCTGCCCTTCAACTTGTAATTTATCATCTAAATATCTCCCTACTGTTGAAACTAATTTACAAAGCATAGGGTCATTTTTACATGCAAATGCTCTTGCTGCAAATTGGTCGCCCACAGAAGCACCACTTGAAAGATTATCAATACAAATTGGCCCTGCCCAATAATAACTATATCCCTTTAATGGAATTGTTGGTTCTTTAGGTCCGACTTGAATCATTTGACCACTTCTTTCAGGAGAATTTTTATTTGCACATAGAACATATGTAGATACATCCTGAATACCACGCTTAGATTCATTATCTACAATCATCCAATCAGCCATTTTACCTCTAACATACATCGCTAATACCTCTTTTCCATTCCTTGTTGAAAACATTCCTCTTTTAATATTATCATAATCTCTAACCATATTATCAAACAATTCCATTGCTCTCTTTTCAACAATATCTTGCTTTCGATTCTGCTTTAGATACTCTTTCATAATTTTTACTTGGGCATCAGTAGGTTTTACACCCACTGTTTTTTCATAAAGTTCCTTAGGGCTAATCATATACCACTTACCTTTTCGATGTCCATTAAGGTAAGTATTAACAAATGTGTTTAAATCTTTAATACCTAATTCTCCCCATACACCACTACTAATTTCAAGTGCAAAGTTTTTAGGAGCAATTTGCATTACATTCATTCTACAATTATGTTCTGTTATATTTCCCCCACTACGTTGAAAGAATTTGTAAGGTACTCTATTCTCCATACAGTATGTAATATTTTCAGGCATATCAATACATCTTTGCATATAATCATCTAATGCATCATCGGCTTCTTCACCTTCACCATTAATATAACATGAACGGAAAATGGTCCTCGCTATTGCTTTTACTAAAATATCTAAATTAGCATATACACCATTCAAATTATAACGAATTTTATCCTTTCTCAATACTGTTAAATATCCACACTTACCAATTCTAAGCACAATTGATTTTTTAGGACTATTTCTAACTTTTTCTACAATTCTTAGTCTAGTTTTAATAGCCTGTGTAAATCCTTCAATTGTTGGTTCTTTTGAAGAAGAAACACTTCCTCTTCTAGCATAAATATCTATAAGTTGGTCCCTAACAATATCTTTAGATTCAATAAATGTTTCTAACACATCACCTCTATTATCACTAGCATGTCTTACTCTAAAAGTTACTTTTCCCATTTTATCTACTCTCCAATAAGTTTTGAATTAACCCACTCGCCTCATTCTTAGTCAGGTTATCACCTACTTCACCGCCAAGCCTTTCAATGTATCGGATTTGTTTTGGTGTTGCAGGAGAATCTTCAACAGATTCAGGGTCAATAATAGTCATAAGTCTATTCAATTGATTACTTGTCAATTCCTTTCTCCTAATAATCTGATTTCTAATACTGTTCAAGAAACCCTTTTCCCATTCGTTGTTTGCCATATCTGTTGTGAACATAGGTATATCATAATAAGCACAAGCATCAATCAATGCAGTATCTTCATACTCTTGAGCAGTTTCTTCTCTAATTTGATTTGCTTGTTCTCGCAACTTTTGTCTCCTTTCTTCAATTTGAGCCTCATGAACCACTTGATTCTTTCTGACTTCCTCTATTCTATCATTTCTATCTTTCTCGATAATATCAAGTTTATTATTCATTCTTTCCATGCGGGCATATAACAATTGAATATCTTTCCATAGTTTCTCATTAGGATAGCCTCTTGTTTCAATTTGCTTACGCTTATTATCAGGATGATTCCATCGCCATACAACAGATGCCATTTTACCAAGAGAACCATTCTTTGTTTTAGCAAGAGTAAAGTGCTTTTCATACCTCTTAGTCTGATGGTCATAATATTTCCCCTTTGCTCTTACATTGATACGCAAATCCAATTCCTTCACTTCATCAAAGTATTCTTCGAAATCATCACCATATTCAGACCACCACCATTCAGCCTTCATAGTCTTTACAGATTCTTTAATCCATTCCATGATTTTCTCTTCAGTAATAGCATCAGTAGGTATACCCATAACTTCCTTCAAATGTCTAATAATCATCCAATTGGTAATATGTTCACTACCAAGTATTTCCAAATTACCATTCTCTGTATTCTCTACTTCAAAATGCCATGCAATCTTGTGTCCACATATACATTCTTTAGGATGTTTTTCTTGATGGACTTCAGGCAATCTATATGCTATTCCATTCATAGGAATATACCAAACATTTCCTGTAACTCTCCATTCTTCCTTAGCCTCTTCCCAATCATCTGAATTACTTTCTTCAGTTAATCTTTTAATTAGTGCTACATTATAAGCACCAGTCTTTTTAATAGTAATAGTATCTCTATCTTCACCATCTACAATATGTGTCATGTTAATAAAATCCATATATATCACTCCAACGTTTCATAAATAAGTTGTTCATTAAGATAACCATCACATATATCGTTAAGTTTATGCGACAAACTTTCTACAATTCCGGGAATTGTTCTTCTTTGTAATGAAAGCCATATTCTATGATGTTGATTTATAACAATCACAGGATTTCCATCTTCATTAGCCTTAATAATCATAGGTGGCATTTCTTCATCTTCTATCAATCTAAATTCTATTTCTTTCTTTCTTCTATTTGTCATCATTTCACTCACTTCCCATATTTACTAAATATTCTAACGGGCTTTGTTTCAGCGTTTGCTTACTCATTACAATATGTGGAAACTTATCCATCAATAATGGTATAATCACATTATAGTCTATTTCTCCATCATACTGTTTTGTCCAAACGCTACCGTTAGACTTTAAACTTGTTATCCTAACAACTTCATACTTTTCTTCATTCATATTATTCTCGTTTTCACTCATATCATCATATCCTTTTTTTTTTAAATCTTGAAAAACACTTGGAAAAGTCCTTTTGGACACTCACAATAGTATTTTTCTCGAACAAAATGTTCTATATTTCGCAAGTGCCACCGGCACAAGCAATTTCACCCTGTAATTCAGTATTATCATCCATTTCAATAATATTTTTAATATCAATTTTATTTAATTCAGATATTAATCTACTATATCTTTGCTTACCAATCCCTTCAAACGGTGCTTGTTTATATGAACCACCATCAAAAGGTAATACACTTAAACCATTATAGTAATGACGATTATTCCACATCCACTGACCAATCTCATTCCATTCATTTTCCTTTATAGAAATTGTTGCAGATATATTGTGAGTATTCATACCTTCAATATGTCCACCCATAATCCAAGATTTAGATAATTCTCTTATTCTATGAAGTAGGTCCATAGAACTTTCTTTTCTTGTTATAGCACCCCTTGGAGCCTTTTGTGGAATACTAATAACTGCTGTATCATGTGGTCTAAAGAAACAATCCTCAATTATATTTGGGTAATTACCTTGTAGATAATTATAAATTGCCTCATTCTTTCCAACTCTAAGTCTTCTAATATAATAATGGTCATGCCAAGCATGAATACCACTTGAAGTACCTAAAACACATGATGTTGTTCCTGCGGGTTTTACACAAGTAATTCTTGCTGCAGAATTAATACCAATTTCTTTCGCTATTAATTTATTAGTATCAATTGCTATATTAGTAGCCTCTTCTAAATTTAACTTCATTACTTTATTAGATGCTATACCTGTCATTGACACTCCCAATAGTGCATCCTTTTCAGTAGTAGTCTTCCATATTTCTCTAAGATAATGAAAGTCTGTATATCCCGCTTGTAATGTTCCTAAAAGTGTTGCTGCCGCAACTCTTGAATTTAATTCTTTTTGATTATCAACGTCACTGACATTAATTTCAGTTAGGTTACAAAATTGATTTGGTCTTAATGCAATTTCACAACATGGGTTTGTTCCCCAATCTTTATCATTAGAAAAATAAATTCCGGGTTCACCAGCACCGCTTAATTTAACTCTCTTCCAAAGATTAAGGAAAAACTTCTTAGTAATTCTACTCCTAATTAATACAGCAGAATTATTTGCTCTACCCCTTTGAGGGTTTTCTTCCCACCATGAGCCTGATTTAGATGAAATCATATCCATATCATCAGCACTAAATAATGAAATTAATGCCGCCCTTCTAATTCCTCCTGCTAATACTGCATCAGCAATATGACACATAATATCATGTGCTTCTAA